AACTACTTGAATCAGATACTATACACCTGCCACCCTTCAAAAAGAAAATAAAATAAATGGAGCCCAGTATCGGAATCGAACCGATGTCTAGGCCTTACAAGGGCCTTGCTAAGCCTCTCAGCTAACCGGGCATTTCCATTTTATTTGGTGGAGCTGACAGGGATCGAACCTGCGACATCCGCCGTGCAAGGGCGACGCTCTCCCTACTGAGCTACAGCCCCGCGTTCTTTCTTGCTGGGTTACGAAACAATGAAGTTTTATTCGTCAAAGCATCCAACTCTGGAAACGTATCATCTGAGAGAAAAACTTCTTGAAGGTGTAACTTATTAGCTCGTGCCAACAAATCTTCTTCTGTTTCTACAATATCTTCATCAGGAATACAGCAGTCTACGGGGCATACTTCCTGGCACGCCTCTTCTCCATGAAAACCTACACACTCAGTACAAAGTTCTGGGTCAATATAGAAAAAATCAAGACCTTCACCCGAACCATCGTCTATTGCGTTATTAGGGCATTCGGGCTCACAAACCCCACAGTTGATACAATCATCAAGAATTATGGTTGCCATCGTCTTTCCTTTCTTTAATTATCTATTATTGAAACCAAGTAAATACAACAGCATTTCTAATAAGTGCTGTGACTGTAAAGATTCCAGCTAGTATACCCAATTTCTTGTGACATACTTTAATACCAAATATTCTTGGCAGTAACCAAAAATTCATTCCATATGATATTACAAATCCTGCTGCAACATTAACTACTGCAAAATAATAGGGAATCATTCGTCAATTTGAGCTTTCTGAACCTTTCCAGAAAAATCAATCATACAAGATTTGTTCTCTGTACAATTATCAATCATAGAACTACCAGCATCCCTATGACCATTACCAGTTCCTTTGATACCACCAAAGGGTAACTGAATCTCAGCACCAATAGTTGATGCATTGATATATACCATACCAGTTTCTATTTCATTCAATGCTGTAAATGCAAAGTTGACATCACTGGTATAAACAGCTGCACTCAAACCATAACAAGTATTGTTTACCATCCAGATTGCTTCGTTAGTATTACTGAAAGTAGTAACTGCAACAACTGGCCCAAAGATTTCCTCTTGCATCAGAGTATCATTAATATCTACATTGTCAAAAATAGTTGGTTCATAAAACCATCCATCAACTTCTTCGTTAGGCATTTGATTTTTGAAACCACCGCAAATCGGTTCTATTCCTCTTTGTTTTGCATTGTATACATAATCACTAACTTTATTTAATGCCTTCTCATTAATCAAAGGCCCAACATCTGTATATGAACTTAGTCCACAACCAAGTTCCAATGTTTCAGTTTTTGCTAACAACTTCTCAATGAATTCGTCATGGACATCTTCATGCACCATAACTCTACTACAAGCAGTACACCGTTGACCAGTAGTACCAAATGCTCCCCATACTACACCTTCAACAGCTAAATCAATATCAGCATCATTCATAATAACGATACCATTCTTACCACCCATCTCAAGTGAATATGGTTTCATCTGTTCTGCACAAGTTGTAGCTACAATCTTACCTGTAGCAGTAGAACCTGTAAACGAAATCATTTTTACTTTTGGATTAGTAAGTAGTGGAGCTCCAGCAGTTGGGCCGTAACCAGTTACGACATTGAAAACACCAGCAGGTAATCCTGCTTCATGGAAAACCTCTGCGAGTTTAATGACACTCCACGGAGTATCCTCGGCAGGTTTAATAACCATTGTGTTTCCTGCAACTAATGCTGGGAATGCTTTCCAAGATGGAATTGCTATAGGGAAGTTCCACGGTGTAATTGCACCGATAACCCCAATGGGTTCTTTACGGGACATACACCACTTATTATTTAATTCGGAAGGAACAACTTCACCTGCCATACGTCTACCCTCACCGGCTGCATAATAAGCCATGTCAATTGCTTCTTGAACATCACCCCTAGTTTCTGCAATACACTTACCCATCTCTTGAGTCATACCCTTTGCAATACATTCTTTATCTCTTACAAGAATCTCAGCAGCCTTATACATAATCTCACCACGTTTAGGTGCTGGAGTATTTTTCCAGAACTTAAAAGCATTATGTGCAACTTCTACTGCAAAGTTAATATCTACTTCATCAGAATCTTGAAACTCTGAAATGACTTTATCAGTATGAGCTGGATCAATGTTCTTGAACGTATTTCCTTTAGAAGCATCTAACCATACACCATTTATATAATTCTTATATATCATATCATTCACTCCTGTATATAACAACCAGCCCAATAATCACACTCAACAAAGTCTAACTCTGCTGAAACACTAGGGGTTTTTTTCTCACTCAAAACATAAAGGTTTGACGGTTGCTCACCAACACAAATATCCGTTTCAGACTTTGCGATTTTACACTCTGCTAGAGTTTCATATTTTTGGTTGAACTCATACGGGCCGTTGTCAAACATTTGTGGTTGAACAGTATATCCACCCCACACCAATGCTAAAATTCCATAAATTACTGACATAACAAAATCTCCTTAATTAATTATATAAGTTATTATAACAAACTTTTCACCTCAACACAAGGAAGAAGTTTGAGAAGGGATTTCGTCAATGGTTCATATAAGAAGGCATACATCTTGCCAAGTACTGGTCTGGACACTAGCAAATCCTTATTGTCCTTGGTGAATCTCTTTGGGGCAACCTGTGTTCTCTTGATATTCACTACCTGATCCTGATACCATTCCCTTGATTCATCTGAGTTTTCACCTAGCAATCCCGCTGTGGCGGTGGCAACAACTAAATCCTTAAAGATTGTCATTTAAAATCCCTTGCCTTTTCTTTGATATTTGATACCTTCTTAGATAATATATTCAATCTCTTCTGTAGAGTATCCATTTCCTTTGTCATGGTTTTCTTTTCAGATTGGTCGAAATTCCTTGTGCCAATGATTTCATTCAGGTCTGCACTGATATTCTCTACCAATATCTTCACAAGTTTCCATGAACTTGCAATGATCCTAGAGTCCTGAATATCCTCATTGAATTGTCTATAACTTTTATAACTTTTCATTTGTGATATCCTTATTTTTTTAATATACACATATATTACCTAAACCTTATTCTTCCTGCTCCACTCCTAGGCAACTTTCCCGCTGCAATCCTTACTTCTACATCCCCTTTACCACTCAATGGGGCAACTATAACCACTGTGATTTGATTTCCATCCTTCTGTCTTGCCATATCATTTACTCCTCATTTTTTCCATTAACATTTACCTTCTAAAAACTGCCTTGGTTCATTCTGTGATTTCTATATCTTTATCATTCATATTAATTTCTAATCCCATAAATTTGAATAATATTTACCAAAAAACTCTAAATTTTCCTGAATGAATTTGCCTCTTACTTCTGTAACCTTTAGCCATTTTGCTGTTTCTTCTTCTGTCATTGGATGTTTCCATTGGTCTGCTGCATCTTCCCAATCTCCACTTTCCTCTGCAAGTTTCTCAAAGGCAAATGCGAGTTTCTTTATATCTCGTTTCCAATGCATGAAACCACCACTGGTATTTTCCATTCCATATTTATCTGAATAATCATAAGGACAGCCATGTAATGGGTAATCTGCAAATGCTCTCAATCTTGGTGCAATGTGCTCTGAAAGGTGATGATCGAGATTCCACAAATGATGCTCTGGAAAACCTCTAGTAAGGCGTTGCCATATAAAATATGGTTTAAATCTCCAAATACTGCTGAGTCTACTCCAATGATAAAAACTCCACCATGCGGTTTCTATTTTATCACGGAATGTTTCTGGCTTTTTATCTAATTCGTCTAATACTCTAAACATTATCTACCACCGTATGTCTCCATTAAATCAATGTTTCTCAATTGTTATATACAGTATATCAGACTTTTCAGGATATGTCAAGGAAAAAGTTAACTCATTGAAAAAGACTCTCCGCAGCCACAAGTAGATGTAGCGTTTGGATTAATAAACTGAAAGCCATTCCCATTCAATCCATCCTGAAAATCTAAAGCCATACCCTTCAGGTATATCATACTCTTTTTGTCCATGAACACTTTATAGCCATTATAGTCAAAAACCGTATCACCAGTTTCTTCGGGTGTAAATTTCAAGTCATAAGAAAGTCCTGAACATCCACCACCCTTAACTGCTAGACGTAAACCAAAATCACTAGGCAATTCACTAATAAGATACTTCACCTGATCTGATGCTTTTGGTGTAATGGTTACAAAATCCATATTAGCTCCTTGTAATAGCAACAATCTTTTTAATTTGCTTCTCAATAACTACTTTACGATTAGGCCATTTAATATAAACGTCATCAGGATTCTTTTGTAAATTCTTTAACAGAGGCATAATGATTTTCTCAATTTTCAACAAATCCTCTTTTCTTTTTTTCTCTAACTCTTCTACCCTACTGGTATCACCTTCTCTTGCTTTCAATAACTCATTAATCTTGTCCTCAAGTCCAGTAGAAATACTTGATGTTTCTTCAGCTACTCTTGTCTTAACTTGACTCTCAAACTCTTTGACTTCATCTTCATCAACTGTACTGAAACCAAAATCAAAATCATCATAGTCATCAACATTTAATTCATCTGCCATAATATTCTCCTAATGTTGTTGAATTACGCTTGGGTTCTTTTTCATAATTTCTATTAGCTTTCCAATATATATATCCATCTCTTTGAAAGGCTTTCTAAACACCTGTACTTCAAAACTATTCCTGACTGCTACAAGTATTACAATCTGTTCTGGCAATGAACCTGTCATCTCAAAGAATGCAGCGGAATAAAAAAAGGCTTGGATGAAATAATCTTCAATCCAATCCTCTCTCTTCGGTTTCCTAGATGTTTTGAAATCAATAACAGATAACACACCATTGTATTCTGCAACACAATCAGCAGTTCCAGCTACCTTTAGTATATCACTATGCAAAGGTACTTCAATACCGTAGATGTTATCAATGTTTCCCAATAGAAATCTTAGTCTATTGAAAACACTAATTGCTTCTTGATCTTCACATTGTAATTTTTCGTTATACAGGTAATCTTCACAAAGACTATGAACCATAGTCCCAAGTGCTGCAGATTCTTTCATAATCTTATTTGCTTCCTGATACCCTACTTTTTCCTTCCATTCCTCAATTCCTGGCTTTGGTTGACTACCAAGAATTGAGGTAATAGATGGATAAACATTTCCTTCTGGAGTTACATACACCCGTTTACCATTAATTTCTTCACGGACTCCCATTTCAATGTCATCACAATCTGTCAAGTGTACGAACTCTTTTTTCATAACATCCTTTCGTTTATTTCATTTCACTCATAGTGAATGTCAATGGAATTAACATCCCATCTCTCAAAATTATAAAATACGCTTTATCACCTACTTTTTTAGATTTAACCTTTGTAGCTAATAGTTTCCATTTGAAAATTTTCATATCAATCTTTGTAATAATATCGCCAACTTTCAGAATACCTTCAGCTGGACTATCTGGAACTATCTCTTGCACATAAGCACCATAACCATACTTAAACATATGATCTAGTTTCCCATAGTCCTCTTTTTTTACTGGACGGAAAACAATACCCATATATGGTCTATGAATTCTCTGACCTTTCTGAAGTGCTTTGAGTTGTGAAACTGTTTTCTGAACATAATCACCGTCAATAGCAAATCCAATTCCTACACTACCTGCTCCTGCTCCACCACTACCTGTAATAATCATAGTGTTAATACCTATTACATATCCAGCAGAATTCAACAGTGGCCCACCAGAATTGCCGGGATTGATAGAAGCATCAGTTTGAATGTAAGGTACAAACGGTGCTGACTTAGGTACAAACCTATTTAGCGATGATACATTTCCAAATGTAACTGTGAACGACTGTCCCATTGGTGAACCAATAGCAATAACATCCTGTCCCATTTCTGGAGTTTTACCCCATTCTAAATATTCAAATACTTTACCATGTTCAGCATTATTGATTTTCAATAAAGCTATATCTGACTCTTCATCGTAGTTAACTAAATCTGCTTCGTATGATTTATCACTCTGAAAGATAACAATTACTTTTCCGCCATCAAAAATATTATTGACAACGTGAGCATTAGTCAATACATAACCATCTGAACTAATAACAAAACCAGAACCAACGTGCTGTGGGTCTTGTTTCGGACTCGGCCTACCTTGAGGTGCTTGTTGACCTTGAGGTTGACGAAACTTAAACCCACCACGATTTTGTGGTTGCATTCCCGCACTAATCTTGCCTCTTTCTGCGTGTATTTCTACAACTGCTGGAAGTACTTTCTTTACAATACTTGTTTTGTAAGTGTGATCAGCATTGACTATTGTACTTACTCCCAATAACAGAAATGATATAAAAAAACATAATAATGTATTTTTTTTATAGTGCAACATCTTGTGCTCCTTGCGTTTTGTTTGAATTTAGTTTTTTGGTGTATAAAGTTCTATACGATTGCCTCCGACAATACATGAAAGGTTTCCCTTTGCATAATTAAAGATGATAGCCCATTGTTTATTTCTTGGATTCATCAGCAATTCCATAGATAGTAACATTCTATGTCTGTCATCATTGATGACACCTCTTGCAGCTAACCCTAACATATAATCCTTCTTAGCCATTTCCGTGATAAATTCTGTTGTATTGCAATACACTAGAATATCAGATATCGGAACTGTCTTTTCTACTGTCGGGGTATCTGCAATAGGTTTATTACCTAGAAGAAATAATAAACATAAGCTAATTAATAATAGTTTTCTCATCTTACCTTACCTCAAATGTCGATTGAGTATGTTTCTTTTTCATTCGCGTCATAACTTCCGTAAATTCTTTTGTAGGTTTTAACCGTCCTTTAGTTGACTCCAATCTTGCAGAATCAACTATACGACCAGTACCGACAATACGAATGATACCACCCTTCTTTTTACAACTAGGGCATGGCTTGGATAAAGGAACATCCATCTCAGCTATTGTATAAAACTCCTCATAATTATGACTACACTTCTCGCACTCAAAATCGTATAATGGCATTAGATACTTACTCCCAATGGTATTTCAAATTGATTTAATTTACTCTTCCACTTCATAAACGACTTACCATGATCTGTTTTATTCAATTGCATCCATTGCCATTGATGTATCATTTCATGTGCTAATGTATAAATGAAATATGATTTATTCAAGAACTTACTATCCATAGAAAGCTCCCCGAATACATACTCGCCATGTTCCCATCCAATATGTTCAGCATGACAATCATGTTTTCTTTTTATTGTGATATCGTGAAAAGGATGTATAATATTATTAAAGATTTCTTCATTCAAGATATTTGTCCATCGGGTAATCAAATGCTTCGATGGAACAAATGGCTTTACCTTATTCTTATTTTCTCGAATAGTTCTAATAACAATATTATCTTTTTTGATATACATTGTTCTTATCCTTTTCAGTCTTGCATACTTACTGGCTTTCCACTTCTGCTCCGTCTTACTGTAACAGCTTTCTGTCCTGACCCATCAATCGTTTTAACCGCTGAAAAATCTTTTTCAACATTATAATGACAAGTCATCGACATTTCTAAAAATGTTCCTTCATACATAAAACCATTCCATTTCAATTCAAACACATGGTCATCTTCATCAACTAAATCAACTTTAATATATTTGTTTTTAAAACCTTCCATCACTAAAGCTGATTTAGTTACCTTCTTTCTTTTATTAACTTGAATAATAACTTCTGTTTCCATAGATACAACACTCATTAGGCTACCTTTCGATACAAGTCAGGGAAAACCTCAAGCACTAGCTTTTCAGTCAATCCCTTTACTTTGAGTTTCTTCTTTAACATCTGTGTGAAAATAAGTGATTCATCAGGGTGCATTGATTCCAAAATCTGAATAAGAAGTTCTTTAATTCTTTTCTGCTTTAGAATTTCTGATTTAGCATGACCTTTAACAAAAATAGAACACTTTGGCATTATAGTAAATAATGATGTTTCACTCAAGCCAATAGGTGCATCATCCTTTTTATATTTTGGAATAACTTTAGGTACATTCCATTCAATAGACGGATCAAACGAACCCTGCAATACAAACTTTAAAATATTATTATCTTTATATTTCTCTAACAATGCTTTCTTTTCTTTCCTTGTTTTTGCCTTGGCAATACCTTTCAATAATTCAGAAATGTATACTGTCATCGTGTAAAATCTCCTATATGTTCCATTAAAAATTTCAATTTCTTACTAATAAAATAATTCAACAACTGTCCTTGCTTTGGAGTCTTTTCTTTCGTATATTCAGCCATAACCGCATCTGATATCTCTGCAGGAATACAATCAAAATCAATCAACTTCTTATTCCTATCCCACTTTTCAGACATACCATTTTTACAAAAGTCTTCAGGCTTCTCGTTTACCCACAACTCAACCTTTTTCTTAGAAATAGGTCTTTGCCTTACACCCTCAACAATACAATCATCAGCTGACAAAATGTTGGGAATACCGTCACCTTTATCACCACGAATTATATGTTCTTTCAAGTATTTATAAGGGTTAGAAGTACTCAACATCTTTTTCTGGATAGGAGAATACTGTTTAATGTGCTTATATTTCTGTAATTGAGTAAAATCCTTATCACTAGAGATAATAATACTCTTCTCTTGGATATTCTTAGACAATACAGCAATAACATCGTCACCCTCAGCATGAGGTACAGCAATCACCTTATACGGGAAATGGGTATCAATTTCAACGATAATGTCGTGAATGGTCTTAAATAGAGCTGACCAATCCATACCATCTTTATTTTTTTGTTTCTCTCGTTTGATCTTACGATGAGCCTTGTAATACTGATATTCTTGCTTTCTCCAGCTTGACATATTATCAGTACAAACTACAATCTCGCCATACTTATCTTTATACTTTGCTCTATAGTTTCTTACGCTATTCAAAACTAAGTGCCTAATAAAATCCTCAGACGTTCTTTCTTCATCTGGAATTCTATGAGCTACCATAATACTACCCACAATTATATTTGAGAAATCTAAGAGTATCATATCACACCTTCTACAATTTTAAATTCTTTAATGGAGTCAACACGAAAACTTCTCCATCCATCATTATCAGTATCCCAAACGGATATTGCATCTTGATTTACTTTTTTCTCTGTTTCAGTAATAGTAGGTTCTGGTAAAATAGAATCATGCAATGTACAATTCATCGTTCGCTCATCACCATTTACTTTTGTGAAAACTACTTTAACTAAATTATTCTTCAAACCTTCAACCAATGTCTCCCGCTTCATCATCATAATATTCCTTTTCTGTAAATTCAATAAAATTAAGTTCACGTTGATGTTTAAAAATATTCACATTAGAATACTTCTTTAATAAATTAATACCGTCTAAATCTTTATAACTTTCTTCATAATGAAATTCTTTAATACCTGATTGCAATATTAACTTAGCACAATCAACACAAGGAGCATAGGTACAAAACATATAAGAACCCTGACCTGACTCTGTTGACTTTGCTAACTTAGTAATTGCATTAGCTTCTGCATGAAGAACTTCTGGTTTTGTATGGCCATCCTCTTCACATACATTAGACCCACCTATAGGCATTCCATTATAACCTATGGATATAATTCTTTCATCCTTTACAATGATGCACCCAACCTTCAACCTTTCAGCTGAAGAAAGTTTCCCGTATCTTCGAGCAACATCTAAGTGAGCGTCTATGTATTTACTTTTCATATCTTGCAAGAAAATTTAAAGGGTTATAAGATTTCTTATTTTTTCTTATCTCAAAATGTAGATGGGGGCCAGTAGAATATCCAGTACTACCAACCTTAGCAATACCCTGACCTCTTTTTACACTGTCACCTTTTTTAACAAGTACTTTTGAAGCATGACAATAAATTGTTTCATACTTACCATGCTGGATATAAACACCATAACCACAACCATTCGTTATTCTACCACTTTTGGTAACAACACCATCAGCAGAGGCTCTAATCAATCTACCCGTAGGAGCTGCAATATCTAATCCATTATGGTGCTGACGTTTTCCATTAAAAGGATTTTTCCTATATCCAAACTTTGAAGAAATCCTTCCACTCTTCAACGGCCAAAGTAACTTAGACTTTACCCTTCGTTTAGCTGGTTTAGGTCTACTAGGTGGCGTAAAAGATACCTTTGTAATAGTATATTTTCTAGGTGACTTATAACTATCCCAGCTATCCATTTCTTTAAACATAGCTGATCTTTTTTGAATATTCTTACATAATGGTAAGGTACATTCAAGTGCAAATGCATTACCCAAAAACGATATAGTAAAAAAGATTGTCAATATAGTTTTCATTATATAGTACTCCCTATTTATCAGTAAAAAATGTATCTTCTTCAATTTCTTTCAGAGCTTCAAGTAATGGTACTGGACTTTCTGCACCTTTGTTCTGTTCAAATGGAGCAAACTTTTCTTCTACAACCGTGAACTCTTTATCAAAAGTTTTCTTAACATACTCTGCACCATCCATAACCATTTCTTTAGATGTTGCCAAATCTTGTATCAAGAGTTTAGCATTATCAGGTTTCTGAATTAGTAAAGAACATAATAGAAAGAACAAAAATATAATAATAAAATTCTTAAACATTAGAATACTCCTAGTAAGATAGTTTGAGCATTGATGCGACCAGTAACGTCCTGTTCCTTAGTCTTCATCTGCTTGATGTTTTTATTCAAAGTTCTCTTTGTCAATTTATCCAATACTTCTTCGGGCTTCCTTGCCGTCTTTTGTATTGATGCATTACTATCAAAACCTTGTATAGTAGAACCTTTGACACTAAGACCTCTAACACTATTCTCAGCATAGTAAACGCCCATCTTATTGTACTTAGTATTATAAACCCACAATTCATTAGCACCGATAATCTTTTCTGGATTTACACTTGCTAATCTAAGTTCAGGATGTTCTACCTGATATTTTAAACTCTTAATAAGTTTATTTGCAGATAGTGTTTTCTTCTTTCTAGGCTTTCGTTGAGCTGTAGAGTTTTTAATAAGACGTTCAATGTCATCCACAATAACACCATAGAAATCCATAATCTTTTTATGGTATTTTGGTTTCAAATGTCCCCATGCTTCGTTAAGGTAATCATCGTCAGCATTGTAAACGTCAACTGATTCATTATAACATTCAATATAAAACTGTCTCATTTTACGAGCATGAACTGACTTACAGCCCATCTCACTCAAATGATTATAACAGTCATATTTATCTTTAAAATCACTATCAACAAAATCATCAACCTTACCTTCAATCTCACCGATAAAAGTAGAAACCTGCTCATTGATTCTATCTTGAATAGAAATCTTAGGTTTCTCTGGTTTTACCTTTTCTTCTTTCACAACTTTCAATGATCCAATTGAAGGGTCTTGCGGTGTTCCTTTAACAACTGGAACAGCTCGTGTAACTCCATCATTACAATAAACAATATCATACTCCATAATATAATTCCTTTCAAAGATGCATATTGGCTAAACCAACCAATGCAATAATAATAACAATAGCATTCAACATAATAAGGTTAACACTATTTCGTAAATAAGCATTAATAATATGTAATGATGAACCTACCAACTGAATCAAAAATATAGTGGTAATACAAACATCGTCACCATAATAAGCCATCAATAAATATATTAAAATAAAACATAATGAACCAACGGTTTCACAAAACAAACGAAACCTATTATTCTTCCAATCATCTATTAACCAATCTTTCATTTTCTAACCTCAATTATTTGATACTGTCATAATATAATGCTGACCTTTAACCATCCATTCAGGATATTCTGCATCATTCATAAGTGCAGCTTCTTCATCTGCTTGGGAGTCAATCCATTTTTCCCATTCTTGAGCTTGGACTTCATTATAGTAATGCTCATCCATTTCAGGATCACCAGACTCATTAACAGAATCCAACCATGCTTCAAAATCATCTTTATCTAAATCTTCGTTGAAATCGTCATCCCATCTGCTCATTGGAAAATCTCCTATTCGTTAATTGTTATATATATTATACCAAAGAAAAATAGAACTGTCAAGGAAAAACATCAGAAAAGAGGCTCTGTAAGTTGTTGTTTTTAAAGGACTTATAAAATAAATTGAAAAAACCCTATAAACCCTTATAAAACAACGACTTATAAACCCTTTGTTTGTGGGGACTTAGGGGGATTGGTCTTTTTAGTCAAATAATCCAGTAAATCAATGACTCTACAGCAGTATCCATGCTCATTATCATACCATGCTAACAACTTCAAAAATCTCTTGTTTAGCACGTTTGTAGAAAGGCAATCAATTACTGACGAAAAAGTACTACCAATATAGTCAACGGAAACCAGTGGCTCACATGATACATCAATAATACCTTTCATCTTACCTTTTGACTCTTTATTAAACATTTCATGTAATGATTCAATATCAACATCTTTCTCCAACTCTATCGACATATCCAATAGTGATACATCTGGAACTGGAACTCTGATTGCTGACCCGTCAAGTTTACCTTCTAGTTCAGGTAAAACAACTCCGACATTTTTAGCTGCACCAGTATATGTCGGAATCATTGACAAGGTTGCAGCTCTTGCTCTTCGTAAATCAGGATGGGATGAATCCAATAGTGTTTGTCCCATAGTGAATGAATGAACGGTTGTAATGAATCCCTGTTTAATACCATACTGTTTTTGTAATAATTTTAACAATGGTGTCAAACAAGTAGTAGTGCAAGATGAAGCAGAAATTATATTATTCTCCTTTACCTTATAATCTGTTTCGTTTACTCCGTATATTAATGTAGCATCTACATCTGCTGCTGGTGATGTAACAATAACATTCTTCGCACCAGCTTCTATATGTTGAGATAATGAATGCTTATCTGTAAACTTACCAGTTGAGTCTATAACGTAATCAACTTCTAATTCTTTCCAAGGCAACTTCGATGGACTGTTTCTATCAAAGTTGGGAATCGTCTTACCATTAATGATTAAGTTATCCAACTCAAATGAAATCTTACCGTCAAAGTGACCGTGAATAGAATCATACTTAAACAAGTGAGCTCTAACGTCAACAGTTGTCCTAGCATTAATTGCTACGATATTATACTTTGGTTCGTTAATCAACTTCCTAACTAGGTTTCTACCGATTCTACCAAAACCATTAAACGCAATATTTATCTTTTTCTCAACCATCACTCACCTTTCCATTTCATTTCGATTCTATCTTTGTAACAATCAAAAAAATATCTCATATCACAAAACCAGTAATTTTTGTATCTTATACCATACTCAAGGGCATCAAGTATTCGTGTATCATAAACTACATACTGACCTTTTCTGGTAATCTTAATAAACAACATCCAAACATCTTTCTCTTGGTTGCAATCATGTACCACTTGACCTATCCATTCATCTAGGAGCCTAATGCTATTATTGTGAACCATTTGATGAAAAGGAAAATCTGCATAGTTCTTACACTCAGCTACAAAGTATGGATAATTTAGTGGCGGAACAATATCACCACGCATTAACTTTATCTGTTCTAATGAAAGTGTCTCTTTTCTAAACTCATTCTTACCACCTACAAAGGCTCCACTATTGGGAACTCTAATAAATGATTGACTATACAAATCAGAAAGAAAATTACAAACATCCCTCTCCCAACTCTTTCCTTTATTTTTAGATTTATTCGACATTAATAATCAGTAGGCCAATAGTCTGAATCATCCTCATCAACGTCTTTATTATATACTGGTGTTGCGCAAAAAGGACAAAACTTAGGAATCATATCAGGTGTTTCACATTCCATAGCAAATGAATGTCCACATTCAGAGCATCCAAATCTTTTTACTATTTCTTCTTCGTCCTCATATTCTTCTTCCATTGAGTCTTATCTCCTATTTCAAATCTACAACTTCACACTTATCACCTGTACAAGCGTATTCCTGTGAACCTATAGTATTATCCTCTAATTCATATTTAGTCAACTCTCCCCAATCAATTTCGGTTGGCATAGTGTCTAGCATTTGTAAATATTCATTTTCTGAACACTCTTGATAAGGAGCTTGTTTGTAAGAGTGATCCGAATAAGGAAGAAAAGAGATTCCAGAAATCATATCAAAGTTTCTAAAAACCCAAGCACCTACATCAATCCACTCATCTTCCTTTACTGTAATGGTGACTGATGGTTTATGTTCACACCAATGTTCTTGATACAACTTCCAGAACTCTAATTGTTCTATAGCTGTCTTATCATTTCTACATATTGCATTTTCTGCTGTCTTAATAGGAAATGAAAATACCCAAGTATGTTCTGGCTTAGTCAAATCAGATTCGTGTGGAATACCCTTCTCCACTAGAAACTGACATAACGGGTCTTTCTTATCACCTCTTACAGTTCTAATATAATATGGTGAATGTCTTGCGTGAATTCCAGAAGATGCATCAACCAATTGTGATACAGTTCCAGAAGGTTTAACACAAGTAATAGCTGCAGATGGATTGATACCCAATTGTTTTGCTACTTTCTTATTTACATCTATTGTAATCTCTTTCAACTCGTTCAATAATTCTGGTAATTTGTCTCGCTCATTATGATAATAAGAACCATTTGTATATGCATTATCCATAATACCAGTTAATGATACACCCAACAATGTTTCCTCTTCGCAATTTGTTTTCCACTCTTTTGATAAGTAACGGAAATCTGTTAGAGTTGCCTGCCATGTACCAAGTATAGTTGCGAGGCGAACTTTCTCTGCTAATGTTTCTGGTGTATCTTGTGGTCTAACTACAACCTCTGTTAAGTTACAAAATTCTTTGTCCCTTAATATAATTTCGGAACAAGGGTTAGTACCAAAATTATGATTAGAATCTCTACGATCACCAAGTTTCTCAACTTGTTTCTTTGCAGCTGCTCTATTAAATATTCCACGTTCCCCCGATTTCGATGCAATCAAAGACATCCATTCTTTTAAAAAAATACCTACGTCTGGTTTTTCTGTATAAACAACAGAGTTGTTTGACAACGCACGTTGAGTTTCATCCAACCACCATTGGCCCATCTTTGCATTTCTCATACGTTCATCTGTAAGGTTTGACAATGATATCAATGCAGACCTACGGACTCCACCTACAACAACTATCTCTGCTACCTTACACATAATGTCGTGACACTCAATAGAAGAAAGCTTTCTTCCTTTACTACTTTGAAAAATCTCTACTGTAAAACGAAAAAGATTATCCAATGGTGTTGGGCCAGAAGACCTACCACCAAAAGTTTTCAGACGTTCACCTGCTGGTCTAATCTTTGTCATATCCCATTTTGCAATCTGTCCAGCAAACAACATTTGAATTAATTCTTTATATGCTTTTGCCCAACCGATCTTTGAATCAGCTACATGAATAGTTGTATCTGTATCAAATAATTCATCAGGTACTTCTGGAAGTTTCTCAACCTCTCTGCGTTCTACAGAAAACCCTACACCTGTACCACACATCAGAATAAACAAACATTCATCAAATGCTCTTGGTTTGTTTACTGCAAGATAGGCACAATTGTATCCAGCAACATTGTCACGTTCCAATGCATCACCGGCAGTCATCAATGATCTCATTGACGGCATGATTTCCATATTGACTACAGCTTGCTCTAACTCTTTTCTCTGTGCCTTGATACCTTTATGTTTTTCTAAATGTTTTTCAAAGAAATCAAAATATCTCTTTACGGTTTCTTCCCACGTTTCTCTTCTGTTCTCATTGTCGAGCCATCTGGCGTATCGACTTTTATGTATAAATTGTTGGTATATATCCATCTTATTTAAACTTCTCCTTTAGTTCTATCCATTCACGTTTACCTAATCCAAAATCTTTTATTTTACTTATGCTGTCTATATAATCCGTTATCTTATTGCAGTACCCATCGTACCCGCTATAGTTTTGTACTTCTGCAAATGTTTCAAATGCATATTTTAATACATCCATTTCCATTCTACTAAACGACTTACTACCTAAACTGTAATCTTCAAATGCTTCAGTTGCAATAGGAAAATGAGGTTTAGCTAACTCGTACATCGCAATTGCATAATCTCGTATTTCCTGTTGAGCATGACTATCCATTCTCAAACGGCAGAAATGAAAAAAGTTGTGCAAGTCAATTTTCCAGTAACATTCCGTATAGTTTGAAACTGGTAAAACAATTCTTGACAACTCTCTTGATAAACCTAATGTACCAAAGCCTGGGTCAACTAAAGCTTTATATGCAATTGATGACCTTAAAGTAATATCTTTTATAATCTGTTTGTATTTATCTTTCCACGAATCGGCAAGATCACCATCACTGCCTTGCTTATTTGTTTGTGATTGTGGTTTAACATATTCTTTTTCGGGAACATAGAAATCATCTGACATTACCGAGTACCTACCAGAGTACTCGTTAACAGACGCTGTTCTGTGTCGAATCAACTGACGCATTATAAAAATGGGGAGTTTCAAATGAAACTTTACTGAGGCCATCTCTATCGGGCTGGTGTGTTTATGTCTCATCAAATAACGAATAAGATTTCTATTATCGGAAACAGCCCGAGTTCCTTTACCGTAAGAAACCCGAGCTGCATCAGCAATATCACCATCACTACCCATTGTGTCTACTAGTCTAACAAACCCATGCTCGTGTATTTTTGTTTCCTGTATCTCCATTATCTAAGTCTTCTCCAAATAGTGCTATTTTAATGTCTTTATATGTCTTGCGTCTTTCAGCCAATAAAGGGTTATGTGTATATTGATAATACTCAATCATTTCATCTAAATACTCTTTTACTTCCAAACAATCTTCTACTGTGGTATGATCTAACATTACAGCCTCCTAACATTTTCTCCATTGAGAAAGTATGAAATCTGCTTGTAAACCAGAATATGTATTAATATCTATAACACCTATAATCTCTTCCACCGACATCCCATTTAAAATCATGTCATTGATATCTTTACCATTTACACCTTCCGGCCATATACAAACACTATAACCATTAGTAATAAATTTCTGTAACGAATGTACGATCTCCTTATTTCGTTTTTCATTGTCGAGCACTATGATAGTATCAAGATCAAAAACATTAAACTTTATCCCTGCCATTGCCATACAGTTAGGCAGGAACAAACTATCCAGAGGGCCCTCGACGCAATACTTCTTTTTTCGGTTACTGATTCTCTCTTGGCCATATATTAAGTCATCAACTCCTTTCAGTTTAATTGTAATGTACTTACATAAATCTTTAGGATCAAATGACCTTCCTTGAAAACCTATTATATTATTGCTACTATCAAAGAAGGGTATAACAAGTCTTGGCGTGTCTCCTTTCAGAGTTGGAAATTTGTTTGGCTCTACTTTATTAGTCCACTTTTTAAACTCTGTACAAAAATACAGTTTACCAAAACACCTTTCAGGTATTAACCTTTCTGTTAAATATTTTCTTGCTGGGTGACCAGCCTCAAGTGAACTGATCGTTTGTAGTCCTTGAAGAATATCATTAAACTTTGGAACGAAACTAAACTTAGAAACAATATCATCTGTTTTGACAAGTTTTTTCTCCTTATACTGTTCAGTTACATATTCACGATGCAATGAAGGATTTATCTTTTCTAAAAACTTACTAAAGCTTGTTCCAAACTCACAATTATGGCAACGATAAAAATACTTATTACCTTTCTCGTAAATAAAACCTCTAGCTTTACTTTTGTTCTTTTGAGAATCGCCACATATAGGGCAACGGAACTGCCACAAACTACTAGTTTTCTGCTTAAACTTATCTAAACTACTTGAACAAATATTTATATACTTCACATCAATGTATGTAGAAATCACAATCTTTACCCCTTATATATACTCCCAAATGTAGTCGATGTTGCATCTTTCCAATTAACATCCTCTTGTCTTACATATCCCTCTTGCGGAATCTTTCCTTTTATATATAACTCAACCATCGACAACAAACCAATAGCTGTAGTATACTCTATCGCTGTCAAAAATCTACCATTTATATCTTTAGGTTTAAATATCTTAAAATAAGTTATTTGATCTTCCATTCCTTCACCACTAGCTGATGCATAAAGTATTACTGCATCCTTTCTGGTTTTTGGAATTCTTCTAAATATACTTGTCAATTCTGATTGTGGAATCTTTAAATCATTAAAAAGAAAATCAACATAATCATGGTGTCCAATTCTTCTTAATGTTTTGTAATTAAGATTTAGTGAATCATACTGACCATCCAATGACTTAGCAAATGTTCCTAAACCACCAGACGTATTAAATGCTTCATACTCTCTACCGTCAAGTGTAATCTTTTCATAACCAGTAAGAGCATCAACTGTATTGTATTTTCCGTTTTCTATTACTTGACAATCACCAAGATACTCATTGACCAAACCTTCACCACTCCATGAAGTATAATATCTTAGCTTGTTAGAAGCATTCTGTGATAATGCTCCAACACGAATTTTTACACTTGTAGGATTTTCAACATGATTAAGAAGATCACTTGCAATAACTGTAGACAAGCCGGGAGCTAATCCACAATGTGGCATTGTAAATGAAATCTTATCTGTTTTGAGGGAATCTATAAACTTGTCAAGTGCATCGTCCTCTGATAAATCAAAGTATGGTACACCCAACTCAAAACAAGATGTATATAAGTTTATGTTTTGGTGAAATGGTAGTGCGTTAATGATAAGGGATTTACCAGTAACGAATTGATTAAATTGAGTACAATGACCATCATAGGTTGGTTTGGTAATAGACAACCTATGATAATCATCATCCTTGATGAAAATATTGTGGTTTTCAACTTGATCAGCGATGGTTACTTTATAATCATCACCAGTACTTTTAAGTAGTTGATATATTGTGGAGCCTATATTTCCAGCCCCAACTATTCCGATATGTATATTTTGACTTTTCATACTATAATAATACCATAGAAATGATTTAAAAACAAGGAAAAACTTTATCCACCAAATAAATTGCTAAATATTCCTTTTCCCATCAAAGCACTAATAGCTGTTATACCACCAAAAAATATCCATATCCAGCGTTCCGCTTGGCCGATACGCTTATGAATAGAAGCATGTTCAGTTGTAGCTTTATCTCTAATACCTTGATGATATTCCAATTCAGTTTGAATATGCTTATCAAGTCTAGCGTGAATTTTAGCTATATCTTCTTGTCTCTGGGTATTCTTTAATGTAAAATGATCTTTTAAAAATTCTTTATCTTTTTCAAGTTCTTTTAATACATAATCTAAATGTTCAATGTCCTTCTTAATTTCCAATATTTGTGACGCTGATTCTCTTGATTGATTTGTACCACAATATTCGATTTGTTTATTTTTATCTTCCACCTTCTCTACAGTCCTCTAATTGTTTTAACATGGAATTTTCTGCATTAAATCTATCTTTAATCCAGCGTGGTGTTACTTCGTAATTTCCATTAGGCAACTTTGTCATTTGAGCTTCACCGACAATCCTAACAGATGGTTTTTGATATGCATTACTTGTACCACATCCAATCAAAAC